GGCATTGGCCGTTACGCGCTCGTCTCTTACTCGTTGCTTTTCTTGACGAATATCGCTCAATACGTCTTCGAGAGTTTTTACATCTTCTTCTTCTGTATCGTTTTCGTTCACAATGTTATCGCAAATGTTGTTGACTATATAATTGCTATACTTCTTTCGATACCAACTCTCTGAATGCGTAAGTCCACACGACTCATTGGCAATATCGGATAAATCTTGCCATGAAAGGCCGAATTCATTTTTCTTTGAGCAAAGCCGAAGAATAAATTCTTCTGTCGTTTCAGACTCATTCTTGTCAAAAAAGTTCTTTGTCATAATGTGTCCAATCATCGTTATATTTTCTTTGGTGACAATTATAGCACGACTGTCTGTTTTTGTCAACCCACGCTTTATGAAATTATACACATCATTAGGCGATACGGCTGATGTTATCCTCACCCTTAACCACTTGGATTTGATAATCACAAGGGAGATTCAGTTCTTCTGCGTGGTGCGTAATGAGATATACGCTACTAATATCGGACAGTTTTTGGCTGATAAGGTCAATGATTTTTCCACAACCTTGACTATCGCAGTTGTCAAAAATTTCATCAAGCACAATCAGGTTGCAACCAAAGCCCATAAACTTACAGAGCATCTCTCGAATGGCAAACTGCACGATAACATCAACCTTCTGCCGTTCGCCGCCAGAGAGACATTCATATACCTTTTCTCCGTAATAAATGTCGAGATTGTTTTTATCAAGCGACAAGCACACCTTGTTTTCGCCACCAAGTACAACTTTGCTATACTCGGCGGTGATTTTATTGATATAGTCAATCACATTTGTCAGCAGATAGCCACGGAAGTCTCGCGATAGCGCCGTGTCAAACTTTTTTACAATGGACATCCGTCGTTCTGACATCTCGGTAGATTTGTCGATATTTTCGACGGAGCGCTCACACTCGTTTACTTTTTCTCCGTAGATAGCGATATTCTTTTTCCATTGTGCCACATTGTTTTCCCAAAAAGCCAGTTCCGATTTCATAGAGGCCAGTTTGGAGTTTGCTGTTACGATATCGCTATTAAGACGATTCAATTCCGATTCTACGGTTAAGTGCCTTTGTTTGGCAGAAACACCATCGTTTTTTACATCTTCCAACTTGGATTGATATTTGGCCATGACGGCGTTGATTTCCTTCTGCTTTTCTTTTTCAACACCATTCATGTCGGATTGTAATCTATCAATCACCAAAGACAGTTGTTTTCTTTCTTCCTTTTCTTTTTCACAACTCGGCTTGACAACATTATGCAATTTCTGGCCGCACGTGGGGCAAATATCTCGAATAGATTCAATCGAACGAATCTGCTTATCCAGTGCGTTAAACTCAGCGTTTTTGTTTGCAAATTCCGTTTTATAGGAAGTCAGTTTATCCTGATATGCAATCGTAATCTGATTGACTTCTTTATCCCTTTCAAACTCTACGCCACGATATTTGTCTCGCAACTCAGAGACAACGCGCATGGTTTCGTTGTATCGTGCCGTACATTCTTCTTGCTGTTTTGTTAATTTGTCAATAGAAAGTTGTTGAATCTCAATCCCCGCCTCGATAACCTCTTTCGGCTTCATCGCGTCAATTTGGTGTTGAGATGAGAGAATCAATTCCTCGTATTTCTGCTTTTCCGCTTCTGCCTTATACTTATCTTTCTGATAGGAATCAATTTCGCTCTGAAGTTCCGATTTACGGTTGGCAACCTTATTTTTCAACTCTTCTATCATATAGTCGGTCTTGGCCAAATTCTCCAAAACCGCCTTGCGTCCACTCGGCGTATTATTGGAAAACCGTTGTGGTAATCCTTGCCCCAAAATGATAACAGAGCCAATCATCTGCGCTGTAATATCCGGCAACATTGATTCCAAAATTTCTTGTGTGTCTTTGATTCCTTTACCAGATTTATCTTGCCCGTTGACGAACAATTTCAAATTGCTTGACTTGCCCTTAGTGCGAATCAACTGATAGTCTTCACCGTCGACAGAAAACCAAAGTTCTACCTCGGCATCTCCGTCAAGAAAGACATTCTTAATATCCTTTACGCCACGAATCGTTTCGCCAGTCAGTGCGTAGCAAATTGAATCAAGCAACGCAGACTTTCCGCTTCCGTTGCTTTTGGCGCTATCGAGCGGATTGTTGTTGATTCCGATAATGGAGATATAGCCATTATAGTTCTCAAAATTTATCTCTGCGTCCTCAAAAGACATAAAGTGGTGCAATCTGATTTTGTGGAAAATAATATACATTTATTTCTGCAAACGCTCCAATTCTTCTTTTGTCAATGCGTCGTTTCCGATATTGGATAGTACATATTCGGTAAACTTATCGGAATAGTCGGACATTTCGAGTTCTTCCTTACTCTCTGCGACTGATTCCGTCAGCGTGCGAACAATCTGAATTTTGCTTGCCACGATATTGTTTTCCGCACACAGTCTTGACACCTTATCATATTGATTCTCATAACAACGAATTGAAACAACGGCTCTGCTGAGTTTGCGTAAATCATAGTCAGCACTGGTAAAATCAATCTGATAAAAGGATATGGCGTATGGATTTTCAATATACCGACAGTCATTGTACATATTATCAGTATCAAACACATATACGCCGTGCTTATAGAGAAAACCGTTCTCGCTGAAATTCTGTCCTGTCAGATTACCGATGTTGATAACATTATCGTGCTTATCAATCTGACCGCCGTTATGCAGATGACCATTAAAAAACCAGTCGCAATTATGAATAATATCTTGCAAATCGAATCCGTCTTCCATAAGGAAACCGCCATAATTCATTTTAATATCGTTATGGCTGACAACAATGACCGCTTTATGCTTGTTGTCGACAAATTCATCAACATACTCGCGAATAGTTCTACGTTCCGAGTTTAACATATAAGGGATAAGGAGAATAACCGAATCTGTGTTATCTACCAAACACATAGGCCTATCAACAGAAACGGCGTTATCATATCCGTCAAACAACTTGACAGAACTATATCCGTGATGAACAGCGCCCATTTCGTGATTTCCGCATAGGTAATAGTGCTTGATATTGTATCTGAATTCAATCTGCGACAAAGCTGTGATTTCTTGTGCATTCAACTCCGGCTTATCAAAGAAGTCTCCTGCGCAAATAATCGTGTCGCAATTTTCTTTCTGCGCCGTTTCCTCTACCCAATTCAATGAATCCACAAGATTTTCCAACCGTGTGGAAAATTGATACCCATATGAACGCAGAATAGATGATGACTGACAGAAATGAGGGTCTGCGTAAAGAAGCACTTTCATTCGTCGATAATGACCTTTCCGTTTTTCTTGCGGTTGTATTTTGTTTTGTCGACAAAGACGACACTTCTCGGACGAGCATATCGCTCTCTGTTCATACCACGAGCGCGATTCATCATGTCCGACACGCTCGACTTCTTGTTTTTCTTCATCTTGACAGACCGCCTTTCTTGTTTTCACTCTATTATATCACATGACAATCGATTTGTCAACCCACGGTTTTCCTCTATCTATATCATATATGGTACTAATCGTTAGAATAAGCCACTACCGTATACTTCTCTATAACCGATAGGGTATACATCTCTATCGTATGGTAATATCTATAACCTTTAAGGTATACAAACGATATTGGTTATATATTACGATATACAAAAAGATATTGGTTCTCTATAATCGTTAGGTATACTACCATTTTATAGGTATACTAATAGGTATAGGTTCCTTATACGCGCACGCACGTGCGTATAATAGTGCTATGGGTTGACAATGGCCGAATAGTATGATATAATGGTATTATGATAATTTTATCTGTTGGTGGTATGATATGTTAAATAATGAGTATATGAAACAGTTCGGTATGTCTTATGGTGAATTATCCAAATACCTACAAGATAAGTATGGTAAAACAAACGGAAACTATTTCCTTACGGAATCTTGTTCTTCTCCAAATTCCTCTATCAAAAGAGTATCAGAGGGATTATACATTCATCATATAGCAGAATATCACGACGATTATGATATGATTGATAATCTTTCACAAAAGGATAAGGCGAAGAAATTTCCGTTTCTGTTCCAAACGCCAGAGTGGCTGTGTTATTGCAATTATATCGAACATATCATTCTGCACTATCAAATTTACAACCTACGGACGGTATCGCTCGGCTGTACGCTTGACGATGGTCTTGTTCACTTCCTTTTACCGGAATTAAAGGAATGGTATCGAACGAAAGGTAGCGTTGTTCGCGGAACATGGCGTGAGAGTGCGTATAATGCCGTCAGAGACGATGAAAGCACATTTCAGTACATTTATAAGCGTTTCTATGCAGAACACCCGCAAGCGCCAAAATACAGTTATAACGAGTATTGCAACGCACAGAAGAATCATAAACTGCAAAGGCCAAATCCTTTCTGATTCCATGGGTTGACTTTTTCATTCATTTATGCTATAATGTTGACAGTTAAAAGAGAGTGAGGAATTGAAATGCGTAGTCTTGCTTTGTATGGGAATGAGTGCAAAAGAGAACTTGATAATCTCGGTATCGTATACGGCAACAATATCCGCTTTACCGTGAACAACAGAGCAAAAAGCCGTTGGGGGCAGTGCAAAAAAGAGCGCAACGGATATAATATCGAAATCAATAGCGATTTGCTTGATGAAAGAAATTCTCTTATCGGCTTAAAGGAAACCATTCTTCACGAAATGATTCACACGGTTTCCGGCTGTATGAATCACGGTGATAAATGGAAGTACATTGTTGATAGAGTCAATCGCGCCTATGGCTATACAATCTCTCGTGTAGACACCGCAGAAGATAAGGGGCTTTGCGATGATGCCATTCGCGAGCGCACCGAAGCAAGACAGAACAAAATCAACGCTATGCCGGCCTATCGTGTTGTTTGTCAAGATTGCGGATATGAATTTATCCGCCACAAGATGAGCAAACTGATTACCAATACGGACGAATTCCGTTGCGGTTTCTGCAACGGCAAACTGAAAAGAGTACAGTGAGGTAAATGAAAATGGAAGAAAAACTGATGAATAACTATGCGAGACTTGTTAAGTATCTGCGTGGCTATATTCACCGCGATGGTATCGAAAATCTGATTGCGTGGCTGGATACTACCGATATCGCTACCGCGCCCGCCACAACCAAGTATTATCGGTCTTATCAGGGTGGTCTTGTTGACCATCTGCTGGCGGTTTTTACTCGTATGCACAATCTCATCCGCATGGACTTCGCAGACGAAGAAGGCAATATTCCGTTCTCCAAAGAGAGTATCGCTATCGTGGCTCTGCTTCACGACTTGGACAAGGTCAACAAATATTCCGTAATGACGAGAAATAAGAAAGACGAAAACGGAAATTGGTATCAAGAGGAATACTTCGGCGTTGCCAATGCTGACAATCCCGCTTTTGCTACGCCGTCAGAATACTCTCTGATGCTTCTGAATTCATTCATTCCGAATCTGACAATGGAAGAAAGACTCGCCATTCTTCATGTCAGCGGTGGCGTGTGGGATAACGACAATTCCTCTACTTATCGAGCTGTTGGTGCATATCAGTATTGCCCTATCGCTTATTATCTGCACGAAGCAGATTTCTACGATATGGTACGGTCGAATACCGTTGCTCCGAGCAATCCCATTATTGTGCTAAATTATAACGCCTTTATGGAAAAGGACAACGAAGAAAGCGAAGAGGAATCGGAAAATGGAAAACAAGCGTGAAGTTGGCATTGTTACAAGATGTCCTATCTGTAAAGAACAGCATATCGTCGAGGTAAACTTCGACGATTATCGGCGTTGGAAAAAGGAAGATATGCACGTTCAAGATGCTTTTCCTTATTTGAACGACGATGAAAGAGAACTGCTGATTACCGGCATTTGCACACAATGTTGGGAAAAACAGATGAATCTTGACGATGACGAATGATATATTGGCCGATATCGCCATTATCCTATCGCTTATCGGAGCGGTTGCGATGATGGCTGTCGTCGTTGTCGGCGTGGCTTATTTAGTTCTTGGTGTAATTGCACCGTTATTCGAAAGGGAAGAAGATAAATGAAACCAATTGTTGTTTTGAAACAAAGTGACGGAAAGATTGTTTTAGATGAAGAGGAATTGAAAGCAATTATTAACGACGCCTATCTATGCGGATATAATGACGGCACAAACGAAACGATACCGGGATTGTACGAGCGATTCTTTGACAGAATCCTTAACGCAGAAACGGTAGAAAAAGAGAAGAAACACCAAACGCTACATAGTTAATCTATGGGTTGACAAAATGTCGCTTTTGTGATATAATAATTACAGTTGAATGAAAGAGGGATTGTGATTATGAAAAACATCGACATTATTCTGAGCGACGCAATTCAGCACAAGATTTACACCAGAGAGGAAGCCGCCGCGCTTATCCTCGCACACGGTTGTCTGCCCCTTCGTACTTTCGCCGAGTGGAAGAAACTTGGATTCTCTGTCAAGAAAGGCGAAAAGGCCGCTCTCGTCAGTTTTATTTGGAAGCCGAAGATGAGCAAAAAGATGCTTGACGATGGCATTAAAGAAGATGGCGATAGCGTGGTAGACTACTACTGGACGAAAGCCCATCTGTTCACAGATAAGCAAGTCGAGCCGATTAAATCGTAAATAAAATCCCCCACGCCGCCAACAAGGCGGCGTGGGTAAATGTATATAAGGAGATATAAGTGAATACCAACGAATTAGAATTTGAACCAAAGGCCGTAGAAGAAAGGCCAAAGGATAACAATTATCACGCAGAGTATACCGTAACAACTTGCGACATTTGTCACTCCAAGATTGACAGCCCATATCATGTTGCCAAGATTACATTCAACAACCCGGAACTGCTCGGTGGTCTCCGTTCTGACTATACGCTGTGCAGAGAGTGTACGAACGCTCTTGCTTTGTGGGTTTATCAGAGACTCGGTTTATTCAATCAAAAGTGAGGTTATTATGGCAAATACAGATTTTCCGAAAACATTCAAATTGGCAAAGGCAGGCGACAGCGCCAATGTCAGATTTCTTCATAGTTCCAAGGACACCATTGAGGTGGTAAAGACACACTGGGTACAGAAGGGAGACACTTGGAAGCACTTTAAGTGTCTCGGAGAGAATTGTCCCGCTTGTGAGTATGGGAACGCCGCACGAGAGAGGGCGTATATCCGTCTTTTCAATTATGATACCAACGAAGTAGAGGTTTGGGACAGAACCAACAATAAGAAGTTTATGGATTCTCTTGCTCAAATTTCAGACGATTGGGGCGGACTCAATGCGACGGCGATGAAGATTTTCAGAGAGAGCGACGAATTTCCTACCTATACCGTTACGTCTCTTCCGCCCAATAAATATCCACCGACCAGCGTTGCTATTGATGAAAAGATTGCCTACCGCATGGTTGGGTCTCGTAGCGCAGAGGACATTAAAGAATTCCTTGCGACCGGTGTTATGCCTCAGAAGAAGCAGAGAACAGAAACCAATCAGGTAGATACAAAGCCGAAAGACAATACGAGCGGTCTTAAACAGAGTGGCGACACCATTACGGTCAATAATAAGCCGAACTTTGGTGCGCCAATCGAACCGTCGTTTGCCGATATTGACGACGAAGATTTGCCGTTCTGATGGCCACCAATTACGGAAAGCGCTTTGAAGCCAAATTCAAAGAGGACTTTCTGAAAATATAGGGCGTATCTATCGACCGCATTTATGATGTAATGGGTGGATACGCCCACATAAGTAATATATGTGACTTTATCGCCTATCGGTTTCCGTTGGCCTTTTATGCGGAAGTCAAATCCATTAAGGGCAATACATTTCCGATAAAGAATCTTACACAGTATGACAAATTGATGACAAAAAAGAATATACTCGGCGTTATATCTGGCGTTGTCATTTGGTACTATGAAAAAGATAAAGTCGTATTTGTTCCCATAGAGACAGTCGAACAAATGGTAAATGAGGGAAAGAAATCCATCCACATTCAGAAAGATTATTATCGACTTTTAGATATTCCGTCCGTAAAAAAGAGAGTTTTTATGGATAGCGATTATTCTGTTATCTTTACGAATTATATCCACGAACATAAAGAAGAAATTGTAAATAAACTGAAAGAATTAGATTTACTATGAGCGCCAAAGATGATTTGAATATATTTTTTGATAATTGTGCCAAAGAGGTAGATAATAGAAGAGAATATATCAGATAGTATATTTCTATCTCTGACGAGTGTATCGACACGCTTCGGTTCAGACAGCCAACCGAAATTGATATTGCGCTGTTAGTAAAACAGTTGGCCGTCCTTTCTGGCTATCATAGGGAAATTGTCAAAGGATTGCGCGGAGAGACACCGCAGTCGCTCTATACGAAGCAGTTTGATAGTCCGTTGACGAGCGTGTTTTATTGCTATTACCGATTCTTGTTTATCCGTAGACTGAATAATGAGTCATACGACGATATCGCGATTGATATTGTATATAATACATTTTTGCGATTTATGCGTTATGTCAACATAGAGATTATCAATGATGGCAAACAGATTACCTCGCTATTGAATCTCGTATTACAGTCAAATCTCGTCAACGAATATCAACACTCAAAAAAGAGACAAAGATATTACGAAAACAATAAAATATCCTACGAGGACGCCATCAACGAATTGGGTGTTGTACAAATCGAATCCGATGACGATGTGACGTCGAATATCGATGGGAAAAAGAAACTGTTGTATCTTGTTGAATATATCGTCAAGGAGTTGCCGTATGCCTATGAATTACACAATGAATTGACAGAAATGGTGAACGGCAAGAGAAAACAACTGTCTCCGTATTCTTTTGGATTGATTGAAAATTGGATGAAAGAGACTGGCATGGGTAGCGTTACCGTTATGCGAAACGCAATCTTACAACACGAAGAATATACAACAGAGTTAAACTTGGGTTGACAAATCCACGCATATGTGATATAATGGATATAACAACCATAAAGGAGAACAGAATGACAACCACGAAGATTAAGGTTTCTGAATTTAAGAAGATTATGTCGAAGATGTCTCTCGGCGTAGAAAAGACAAGTATCAACCCTGACGCCGGTTACGTAGAGATTGAGACGGCAAACCATTCTGAGATTACGACAAGAGTCTCTGGGAGAGATTATTTTCTCGAATCGGCGCTTGACGCAGAGTGCGGAGATGAAATCCACGTAACCATCAACGCCGATACGTTTATTGGCATTATTTCCAAACTTGATACCGATACGATTGAAATGCGTGTAGAAAACAATGCGCTTGTGATTTCCACCGAAACGGCGGAATATACGTTCCCCATTGTCACCGTTGACGGTCAGAGCAAGGAACTGTCTCGTATTGAGTTTGATGAAGAAAACGCTGTTAAGACTACGATGACCGCAAAGGATATTGTTTCGATTGCGGACTCCAATCTGCAAGGGCTTGTGAACGCCACCTTTACAAGAGAGGTTTCGCAGTTTATCTATGTAGACAATAAAGGTGCGCTGACGGCCACCAACTATATCTATCTGAATGATTTCGAAAAGCCGTCTGACGACGAATTCAAGATGTTGCTGAACGCTGTTCAGGCCGACCTGCTGAAAGTATTTGGACAGTCGGAAACGCTCTCCGTCGTCGTTAAGAGCGCCGATAGCGAGAACGACAGAATTTATGTCAAGTTCTCGTCTGAAAAACCAAAGATTTCGCTTTCTTGTATCACGCAGTCTCCGACAATGTTGTCGAAGTTCCCTGCGCAGAAGATTCGCGACCTCGCCTTTGCTATCAGCGACGTTCATGTTCATATCAATAAGTCGAAGCTCGAAAAGGCATTGAATCGTCTGCAAGTGTTCGATAAAAAGGGTAATACCGTGGCCGTTATGAATAAGTCGCAGTTTATCTTTGGTGCAGATAGCGTCAAACTTGTCTCTCCGAAATATCATAGTTTCGAGATTGTCAAATACGAAAAAGCGGAGAATGCCAACGATTATTCCGCTATGCTTCGGTTTGATGAAGTCATCAATCAGTTAAAGGCCACGCCGTCGGCGACCGTTGATATCAGTTATGGAAATGGCAAGACGGTCATCTTTAACTCCGACATTAAGCAAATTATTCCGGAACAGAAGCGCGTTGAGGTAAATGTATGAGTCGTGGAAATCTGCAAGGTGCATTGGATAACACCAACACTGTCTATCAGCAGTTGATTGAGATTGCGAATGACATTGTGGCAAAATGCACAAAAGATACCACGCCTCTGATTAAGGAAATCTCATCCAACGTCGAAAATCTGTCCAACGACGCCATTCGTGAATATCTTACTAAATTATCTCTGAAAGCATATTCGCTGTCAGAAATCAAAGAGAAGGCGTCTATGAAGGCCGAAATTTCTGACGTCTTACGCAAGGAAGCATACGCCACAGAATTTAACGGCGCTGACGGAACTGTGGCTCTGCGTGAAAATACGGCACAATTGAATATCTCGGACGAGATTTTAGCGCAAACCGTCAACGAGTTGGTTGCAAGCATTCTCAAAGTGAAACTTGACGAAATTCACAGACTATGCGACGCGCTAAAAACGGTGCTGATGTCGAGATTAAGCGAAGCAAAATTACTTTCGATGACGGAAGGTACAACAAATGACTAATTACAAAATTACGCTTACGACCGATGGCGAACACGCCGTAGAGTTCTTTACCTACGATGAAAAGGCCGTCAATGAATATGAGCGAGGTTATCGTGTAGATAAAATCAGAAACGATAACGGAGCGGTAATGGTGTCGTCCGATGTGCGCGTATTTGCACCTGACGATTTAGATATTATCGCCGTAAATGAATATGGAATCTTTCTCGGCCATAAAAACTATATCGACAAGAAAACGAAAAAAGAAGAATGGGAAGAGTATCTTCGTAATGGTGAGTAATAATGGAAAACGCAAACGGATTTATGGATACTACGAAAATGGTGGAATCCATTTATGATGGAATCAATCTGAAAGATGATGATGGAGCAGTCGGTGATGAAATTGTTCGGTTTGTTGAGTATCGGCCGGAGATTGTACGCGCTGACGACAATCTGAAACTCGTGAGAGAGATGATTATGCATATTTGCCATATCAAGCATAGCGTTTGCGATAAGCGTATTGTTGCCATTCCTGCCGGCGTGTCGGTAGACAAACTCAACATGATTTATAATGGCAAGGATGGCGTCATTTATATCGACGGCACTATCGGAATTAACGAAGAAGAGGAATAAGAATTTGGGCGTATTTGACAAAGCAAAAAAACTGAATAAGGAATATAAAAACGATTCTCTTGCAACGGTTGGTTCTGTTGTCCCGCAGTATGAAAGACTTGCCACCAATGCGCTTGGGATTGACTTTCCTCTCTATGGCGGACTTCCAGAAGGGCGCTTGGTTGTTTTCTCTGGTCTCGAACATAGTGGCAAAACGATTTGTGCTTGTATAGAACTCGCCGCCTATCAGCGTAAATATCCGAACAAGGTTTGTGTCTATGTCGATGTAGAACACGCTCTTGATTTGGAATTTATGGCAAATATGACTGGTATCGATTTGAACCGACTGCTTTATGTCAACCCGGAGAATATGAGCGGCGAGCAAATCTTTGACTATATTCTGAAACTGCAAGACGAAGATGATATCGGCCTCATTGTTCTCGACTCTCTTCCAGCCCTTGTTTCTTCTCGCGATTATGATACCGACGTAGAAGAAGATAAAGGAATGGCGGCGAGCATTGCGAAACCGCTCGCTAAATTTATCCGCAAAATCAACGACCAGATTATGTCAAAAAAGAATATCCTTATTCTTATCAATCAAGTACGAGAAAACGGGAAAACATTTACCGGCGCAACGATTTACAAAGAGCCGTGCGGACACGCACCTCGTTTCTACGCTTCCGTTATTGTTAGATTTGGAACAAGGACATTCACCAAGGGCGATAAGGTAGATTTGACAGACGGAGAAGAATCGGATGGATTCAGACTGAAATTCAAAATTATCAAGAACAAAACGGCCTCCACACAGCGTGGCGGTGGATTTGTGACTTTCCGATACGACAGCGGTCTTGATTGGCGTAAAGATATGCTTGAAATTGCCATCAAATATGATTTTATCAAACGACCGAATAATCAGACCTATGTTCTTGTGGACCTCGAAAGTGGAAACACTTATATGAATCCGGACGACCAAACGGAATTAAAGTTCCGTGGTAAACAAGCGTTGCTTGACTTCCTTGAAACACATATTGATTTTCAGAATAAGTATCTGCGTATGCTGAACGATTTTATCTCTCACACGGATAACAAGTATGGTTCTCTGCTTGACGCTCGTGAGAGCGCAGAAATCGACGCACAAGAGCGTTCTGTAAGGGGTCAAAACGAACAGACAGAAGAAGAATTGATGAGGGAGATGGAACGAGATGCCGCGCAAGAGAGTGTGTCGGATTAAACTGACGTCTGAGCAAACTGACAAAGTAATCGATATTTGTCAGAAAGAATCCGCAAGAATTAACGAAGATTTCGTTCGTCAGTTACAAATCAAACAACAAGAAATCAACGAACTGTACCATCACAAAATGGCGCTTGACGCAGAAATCAGCGCCATTATATACGAACTGCAATCGGCAAAGGAAGAAAAATCAAGTGCCAAAAAGAGTACAGACAGCAACAAGACGACAGACAACGAGGGTTCAGAGAGAAAGTAAAACCTCTCCCACACGCTCGTATTCTAAGAAACAAGAGAATGACATCGCCGAACGTTTTGACGGCAATCGTGTTAAAAACAGCGGCGCAACCATGTTTGCGAAGGGCGATGTCTCTCTTGCCGATATTTTGGTAGAAGCCAAAACAAAAACAACGCATACAAAATCCTTTTCCATACAGAAAGAATGGTTAGAAAAGAACCAACAAGAAGCGCTGTTTATGGGTAAGCCATACGGCGTCTTGGCGTTTAACTTTGGACCAAACGAACCAAACCATTATATCATAAGCGAGGAACTATTCTCTATTCTGATAGGAAAGATAACTGACTAATGGATAACGGTGGATTTTTCAGCAAAGACAAAATGCTGTTTCTTTTATAGCAAAAAATAAAGGCGTTTATTACCTACTATTATTTGCCGTTTGATGACAATGTGGTAGAGTTAGAACAGGACGGTCTATCTTGGAATTATATCGAATTTGTTACTGAAGAACAGAATAGCCGTCATGTCGATAATGTTGTTGCCACCGGCCATTGTGAAGTTGATAAAAATACGTTCTGTGTTCATTTTCAAAGCACAGATTACGATAAAAATTTTAAGGTATCGTTTGTCTTTGCTTCTTGGAATGATTTTGTGGAGTATTTTATTTGTCAATATCCAGCCGAACTGTTAGCACAATTTCCGATAGAAAACTGCTTGATTACGATGACTATCACGCAGGAAGATTCAGAGACAACACATATACGTATTGAATAACGCGGAAAGGTCAACCGAGAATGTTGCTTCTTGGGTTGACTTTTTCTGTCATTTGTGATATAATAGCGGTATCAGCATAGAAAGGTGTATCGAATGTGAGAAGAAAAAGAGTTTCATCCGATATTTTGATTTGTCCGATATGTCATAAGGAATTCATACCAACAGATGAAACAAAATTTATCCGCAAAGGCGGATACACTTGTAGTTGGGATTGCTTTACATACGGTATGGTAAAGCATACGGAAAAAAGAAAAAGAGGAAGGCCGAGGAAAAATGATTGTTGATATTAGAAATGAAGATTGCCAAGACACCATTCAATCATTAGAATCTCATAGCGTAGACGTAATACTGACATCGCCTTTCTATAATACAAATAGACCGATAATTATAAAACCGAGAGTTGGACACGCACCAGAAGGAAGATACGATATTCATCTCGACAATATGACCTCATCGGAATACATCGACTTTACAAATCGCTTATTTGATGGTTTTGACAGAATATTAAAACAAAACGGCGTTGTAATATATAACATCAACTACGGCTCAGAAAATACGACGGATATGTTCTTGGTAATTTCTGACCTTATCTACAACTCTAATTTTACAATCGCCGACGTGATTTGTTGGAAAAAGAAATCGGCAATTCCAAATAATGTCAGCCCAAACAAACTAACAAGAATATGGGAATTTGTATTTGTTCTCTGCCGCAAAAATGAATTCAATACATTCCACATGAATAAAAAAGTTGTGTCAACAATGCCTTCAGGTCAGAAAGTTTTTGAAAACCTGTTTAACTTCGTTGAAACACCAAATAACGATGGTAATTGCAATCTCAATAAAGCGACATATAGTTCGGATTTGTGTGAGTGGCTATTATCTCTATATGCCCCAAAGAACGCGACAATATATGACCCATTCAATGGAACTGGAACAACTGGCGTTGCCGCTAAAAGACTTGGTATGGCAAAATATATCGGAAGCGAAATCAGCGAAGCGCAAGTCAAATTTTCACTCGATAGAATCAATGGTGCTACGGTATATAGGCCTCAGACATCAGATGTCTATACATTCGACGAAATTTGGGAAGAGTAAATGAAATTTGAAGTTTATCACGGAGACTGTCTTGAACAGTTAAAAAGACTGACAGATAACTCCATCAACACCTGCATTACATCGCCACCATACTATGGACTGCGAGATTATGGGAATGGAAAGCAAATTGGTCTGGAAGAAACGCCAGAAGAATATGTGAATAAACTTGTTGCGGTTTTCCGCGAAGTGAGGCGCGTTCTTCGCGACGATGGTACGGTGTGGCTGAATCTTGGCGATACATATAATAACAAAAATCTCATCGGAATCCCGTGGATGGTGGCGTTCGCTTTACGTACAGATGGTTGGTGGCTTCGGCAGGATATAATTTTTGCAAAATTAAATCCTATGCCTGAATCCGTAAAAGACCGTTGTACAAAATCGCACGAATACGTTTTTCTTCTATCGAAATCTCCGAGATATTATTTCGACTATGTGGCCATTCAAGAACCTGCCAATTATGATGGCAGAAAAGATACAATGATGCACGGCTCTACCAAATATAAGGATGAGGAAATTATGCCCGGCAATTCCATTCAGTCTATGGCCGTCAGAGGACACGAACGGTGGCAGGTCAAAACCGGTATCCGAGTTGGTGGTGGCAAGTATGCGGACAGCAAAGATTCTCACTATCAGACGTATGGTGGTGCAGAATGGAAACCGCAGACGAATGGCGATATCTTTGTCCGCAATAAGCGTGATGTTTGGAGGGTGTCATCTCAACCGACATCAGAAGCCCATTTTGCCACATTTCCACCCAAACTGATTGAGCCGATGGTATTGGCTGGTTGTCCAGAGGGTGGTACGGTATTAGACCCGTTTAACGGAAGCGGTACGACTGGTATCGTTTCTATTACGAACAAGAGAAATTATATCGGTATTGAGTTGAATGAAGAATATATTGATATCACCAAGCGTCGAGTGATGAAAGAGTGCGACAATGTTGCCATTGACAAATGGGAATATAACGACGGAATTACATCGTGCAGAGCCGATATGTATGAATCAGTCGACCTTATGTCAGAATTGTTTGAGGAATAATAAATGGATTTAACGCTGAAATATAGACCCAAAGAATGGGAAGATGTCGTAGGACAAGAATTTATTACCAATATTCTGCGGAAGCAGGTAGAAACGCACACGTTTCGGAATACATACCTGTTTTGCGGTGCATATGGCTCAGGCAAAACGACTTGCGCTCGTATTCTCGCCGATAAGATAAACAACGGAAACGGCTCTCCCATTGAGATTGATGGCGCATCTAACAATGGGGTGGATAACATCCGTGCGCTTATTGACGACGCACAGACGGCGGCCGTTGGATGTGATTATAAGGTGTTCATCATAGACGAGGCGCACATGATTACCGTACAAGCGTGGAATGCCGCTCTGAAACTCATCGAAGAACCGCCGTCTCATTGTGTCTTTATCTTCTGTACCACCAACGCAGAAAAGATACCGTCCACCATCCTCTCTCGTGTACAGCGGTTTGATTTCGGTAAGATTCCGAACGATAAGATAGTCAATCGTCTTATTGATATCATAAAACACGAGGGGATTGATACCTATGATATCAAGGCCTTGAACAGAATTGCCTCGCTTTCTGACGGCCATATGCGAGACGCTGTAAAGGCGCTCGATGGTTGTCTGAATATCGACCATCATATTACACAAGAATTAGTAGAATCTTTATACGGACTTATCAGCCAAGAATCCGTAGAAAAGATTGTGAGGTCTCTATTAGCAAAAGATATTTCCTCTTGCATTTCCGAGTATGAGCATTGTCTTTCTCGTTCATTTGACGGCGTAAAACTGTACGACGCACTGCTTGGAAAAGTTTTGGATGCCATCCTATATCAGATGACAAAGCACAATGGTGTGAATCCTTCTCTGAAAAATATGGGCGATATTTTTTATGCGAATCGTAAATATGTAAATCGCGATTCGGCAGATTCTATTTTGCGCTATTGCTTTATTGGGTGTTGCCAATGATACCGAGCGAATTTATTGATAAAGTCTATGAAAAAATCGGAAAGGCCAATCTGTCCAATGTGCTAAAACTGTCTGATGATATTCGAAATGAGTATGATTTCGGAGAATTTTGCAGACAGATTCTCGAAAAATGTGCAAAAAGCACCCGAAATGATATAGAAAAATGTGCAATCATTATTCCTATTATCACGGAATATGGAAAAATGTGGTCGTCCGAATATCGGTATCAGCAACAAATGATAGTCGACTGCTGTTTAATGGAACTTTGTAATGCTTTGAGGAATAAATAATGGATTCTTCTGTTCTGAAAAAGATATTAACATCTCCTCCTCTGGCACATAGGGAAATTCCCAATGTGATGATATTTATCGAAAATGAGCCAATCAACGCCAAGGCGTATGTCAACCTCATCGGGAAGAAACTGTGTCTTCCGGTAGAGATTTACGATTCCGCCGACAACGCCATTTATGATATTGAGACTGGTCTATGCGGTAGCCGTCTTTACTATATTCTGAATGACGAAAAGATTATCAAAAACCGCGCCTATTTGACCGCATTTGTAGAATTAGGCGAATTTTTCATTGTTGGTTTTGACGGCGTAAAAATACCAGAAAACTTTATTCGTGATAACGCACAATTTATATATACATTTGAAAAAGGAAGTTTAGACACATTAACTAATTATGTAAAAAAGAAAATTGGTAATGTGGTTTCAGACACGGCCATTCATGACTTCGTCGAGTGTAGCGATTACAAATTAAGCCAAATCAACAATGAGTTAGATAAGGCAGTAACCGACGGAGATATTGCTTCGTTTTTCTCGCAAAAGAAATACACCGATATTCGCACAATTGACAATATGACGGTAATGCAGATGATACTGAACAGAGACAAGCGGTATTTATCATACCTGCCATATCTGACAGCAAATGCCGTTGGCTCTGTCTTGGCGCTCTATACGATGTCAAGAAAGAGATTCCTTTTAAGTAACGATACATACTACTCAAAACTCATGAATCTGTGTTTTAAGGCGCATAGCAGTATTATTGACGGCACGATGTCGAGCGAAAATGCTATTAAGAGATTGGCTGTCGATATCGCCATGGGTTGACTTTTCCAGAACAATATGCTATAATAGTATCGTAAAAGGAAAGGTTTGGTGTAGTGATGGAAACGATGGCGAGAGCGATTTACAAGAAAATGGAACTCAACAAGCCATACACTTCTTCTGAGCTTTACGACCTTGTGAGAGATGAATATCCTGCAACTGGCGAAGATATGCGTAAAGTTGTCGCTCGTGAAATGTGGAAAGTCGTCAATGCCGGCTACGCTAAAACCTATAAGTCAGACGAGCAGTTTTATAATGTCAGAGGAACGAGAGTTGGTTCGCCTATTCAAGATGATAGATGGATGATTTATTCGGTTAGGTATTGGGTGAGAGTGAGGTAAGATATGAACAGAATTGACGAAATGGCTCGTATCGGTTGGATTCCGTCAAACCAACCGAGGGGAATCGAGGTATATGTGCATACCGACGATAGTGGAAATGTTCCGCATTTTCATATCAGAAAATATGGCACAAACAACAACTTTGAGTGGGAAACTTGTATCCGATATGACTCTCCGAGATATTTTGCTCACGGGAAATATCATGGAAAGATTCCGACGAAGTTGGCAAAAGAACTGGATAAGATGTTCAGACAGAAAAATCCAAAATCTCGTGGTGGTCAAACTTTTTGGGAAGATGCTATTGACGAATGGAATAGAAACAATAGTGAAATCGAACTTCCGATTGACTTGGAACAGCCTGATTATACACAATTAAACCACAATGAAGATGATTTGATTTGAGGTATTGTTATGAAGTATCTTGTTCAGCAAAAATATCGTGTCAAAAGCGAAGCCTTATATTGGGACTGGGGATGCCGTGATTTCTACGTATACACCGGTAAGGATGATGTAGAAGAAGAGAGACCATGCACAATGGCAGAACCGTCTGAATTATTTGTCAACACACTTGGCTTTGACACCATCGAAGAGGCAAAAGAATGTATGGCCGAAATTGCGGATGAGTACAACTATGCTTATCCAAATCATTATCTCGACTATACCGAGATTTATGAGTGTGACACAGACGGGGTGTTACAATGACAAAACTTGATAAGGTCTGCGTTGTATTGTGTGTGCTATCTATTATCGTTCAAGTAATAGTCGCTACCTATACCGTCATTCTATTAAGTGTAAATGCTTGCAGTTGGTATCTCGGCATTCTCGCGATGATATTACTGATGGTTTTCGGCATCCGCATATATGGCGATATTCAAAACATTAAAAGTGTTGTTGGTTGGAGTAAGAAAGATGAAAGTTGAAACGAAAACAGTCATTGTACTCAGTGAAAAAGAGAGAGAAATCTTAGAAAAAGCATACAATCTTGCGGTAGAACTTATCTCAATATCAGACAAAACCGTTGTATATGATGTAGCCTGTCAAACGGCGGATAGACTTGAAGAACTGTTGGCGTGCACCGAGATTGAAACAATGGGTTAGAATTAAATAATATATCAAAAATGGCAAATTAAGTCATATCAATAGTGATAAATTGTCATTTTTGACCAGTTATACACATGATAAATTGTCATTCCATAAGTTAAAGAGGTGTAAAGAAGTGAGTTATGATATTCGACTAACAGAGCCGTCGAGCGGAAACACGATTCAATTTCCGTTTAACCACCTGATGATTGGCGGTACATTCCCGGCCGACTATGACGAGAAAACAAAAAAGTTTTCTCCGAGACCTCATAGTGAAGCGTGGCTCAATATCACCTATAATTACAGCGGTTATTATTATACGGCGACAGATGGCGACAGCCGTTTTGCTCACGACGAAGTGTCTGCGTATTATGCTGATGGAACTGTAGGACCTACGGTAACAGAATACGGAATTCGCGGCATTTATGGTAAAACCGGCGCAGAATCAATTCCTATGTTGGAAGATATGATTTCTCGTATTGAGGAAAAGTATAAGATAGACGGCAAATGGATTGATACAGAAAGGGAAGAATGTCGTTATGTCGATAAGGTAACTGGTGAAGAGGTTGACTACCTCAATGATATTGTATGTGCCAACAAAGACCCGGATTCTATTACAGAAGAGTTGTATACCAAAATCGTCAACGAGGGTCCGACAGATGATTATTGGGAAGATACGGCAGGTAATTCCGTAAAACCGTTGTATCAATTACTCGCTATGGCAAAAATGAGACCTGATGGCATTTGGGATGGTGATTGATATGATGTCGAAGAAATTTTTTGTCTCGTTTGTCGATAATCTGCTCGATATTGACAGTACGTCAAGCGCAATTTGCGAAGCATTGGGTTGTTATGAAATCGCTCTTGATAAACACATTTCCAATATGATTGATGCATTGGTCGAGGAAGTGCAGTCATATCTTGACGAAGAAACAGCAACACATATTGATGTCGGCGAGATTTTCTGTTGGTGGTTCGATAAAGAGCGGAATGGATTTTCGCTTACCGAACGCTATACGCTGAAAATTGACGACGACAGATTTTACCCCACCACAGCAGACGACTTCTATGATATGCTAACGACACTGAAAGAAAGGTTTGCTACGGCAAAGAATATCGACTATGCAACCACAGAGTAAGATAATTGCCGTTCTCTTTCTGTTGCTGTTTTCTCTCTGCATCGTTTATATTTCATGCGGTAATGAGCCGTTGAATGTGATAGAAGAACGAATGGTGGTAATGGCAAGGGCAGAAACAGAAGATGTTATCTCACCAATCGTTGAAGAAACGGTAACCGAAACGACGCCGGAAACCGATGTTGTAACAGAGCCGATTGAAGAACCAATTTTCATCGAAAGCGGATTTTCTTACGATATTTACGACGTTGTCTGTCTTGCCAAACTCATTCAGGGTGAGGGCGGTGGACTTTCCAAGTTAGAGAAGAGCGCCATTGTGTGGTGCGCGTTGAACTATCTTGATGCAGGCAAGTGGGAAGATACCATTATCGAAGTCGTTAAGTCTCTCAACCGATTCAGCGGATATAGTGAGTACAATACCGTAACGAACGAAAATATAGCGCTCGTCATTGATGTATTGGAACGATATAGCAGAGAATGTAACGGCGAAACAGATGTCGGCCGAACACTTCCAAAAGGATACCTATTCTTCCGTGGATTCAAATGGAAAAGCAAGGCAGAAGAACTGGGATTAACAAAAACAAAGTATTCCCATAATTGGTACTTTACCGTATCGGAATACCACAAAGATAAATACGAAAGAGCGTATTGGGATTGGTCGTTGCCAAATCCATATGAATAATAAAAAGGGACGGAGTTATCCGTCCCTTTTGCGTTATTACGTTGCGTAGTCGCACAGATTGTTGCGTGGCAATCGTTTATGATTTTTCGGTGTCAATACCTACGGAAAAACAAATGCGCTCACAGACGATTCTATGGCGTTGTATGGCATTACCACCGTCTCGGCTTATCAAGACCGATATATTTCCACCCTTGTTCTGCGCCGTTGTAATAGTACATACGACGTCCGATTTTTACGACATCGCCAATAACGATACCGTTCTCCGGCCTTGTTGCGCTCGTATAGAAACTTTTGAAATCGTGTTCGATTTGATATAAGATAGACTCGAAGAATTTTTCCTCAATATCCTTGAACTTAAAATACATATGGATAATATCGTAGTTCTTGATATTGAAAGTTTTGGCATCATACGGTTGGTAAAGGAGCGTAGACAATCCTTTCCGTATACGCTTTTCATTTTTCTCTTCGTTAATCTGTAAAATGATAATGTGCATAATCAATCCGCAATATTAAGGTCGATAGTTTCCTCGATAGAAGATTTCTTGACCTTATATTTTGTCGCCGTGCCTCCGACAGCCGTTTGTCCTGCCACAGCAGTCGGCTCGCTGTCATACAGAATGGCGTTTGCATTGTCATCGTACACGATTTCTTTTGTCGTATCGTTAATATAAATCCAATACTGCGAATTGGCGCTGACCGTCCATCCATTGTCGTCGAAGAACACATAGCCGCCAACGATAAGATATTTACCGTCGTTAGAGACGACTGGTTCTTGCGTGGTATCCGTATCCAAGAACGCCTTGAAAATATTGGTTATGTTGGTTTCCGTCCACAGTCTGTGTTTGCCACTTTCAAATGGCGCTTTTGCGCTCGGAAAATATTCTGTTACGTTAATCTTTGCCATAATTTACACCCCATTATTGCAGTGACAAATACATTTTCCACTTGATATTCAACTGAATACCGTCAACTTGCGTGCCTACCGTAGAAAGTACATGAGCCAAGTCGTCAGGGTCCATTTCGGGAGAGAATGTCGCCAATTCAATATCATACGACTACCCGCAGAGACGATATTGATAGCTGGCATCCAACATATTCGCGATAGAACCGTCTATCGGAACGATGGCTTCACATTCCACATAATAATATACGTTTTCGCCGTTAATAGTCGCAGGCGTGCTTCTTCTGTTCAGACCAGTAATCTGTGCTACGCCAAATGCGCCGGTGATATATTTTGGGATAAACTGCGTTGTGCCATAACCAGACAACATATTGGCAAACGCTAACTGTAAGTCTTTTTGTCCTCCGTTATGGTGCGTATAGGTATAAATGCTACCGTATTTATTCCCAAAGATAAGTTGTACTTCGCCTTTATATATCATTATGATGTACCTTCCATATCCACACGAATACCAGTTTCATTGAATACGCCGATTTGGTCATACCCAACGACTTGCATCGTGTTGAATGCGTTGATAATACCCTCATTGTAGTTATAGTCATTATCTGGCGTAATGTTAGAACCGCTGATGTCCTCGTTCGTGCCACGGAGCGATACTGCCGTATTATTGATACTGTTAATCAGCGTCATATACACCGCTTGACCATTCATATAACCGAGAGAAGCAAGATTCTCAATTTGTTTGAGAGAACGATAAGCGAACGAATAACCACAAGGAAGAATATATCGCAGAATATCGGAGAGGATATCGAGATTGTCGATAACCTCATCCCATATCGTAATATAAATAATACTATTCAAACTGTCCAACTCGACGGAATAGCGGAAGTATTTATGCTTGATATTCATAAAGAGATTGACAGTCTCTTTAATGCCTTTATATGAACCCTTCCACGAAACGAGCCGTTTGAAACAGGCCAAGATTGGACGCAATTCATCCGCATAAATATTTGTCTGATAATCAAACCCCAATTTCCTTGCCAAGAGAGGGAGATACTGAGCAGGACACAAAAACGGGTCGTTCAGCCGAGAGGTCATATCGATGTCTGTCTTGCAAGCATTGAACGCTTCATCCAAGACGGCGCACATCATCTGAAAGTCTCTCGACTGATTGACATACGTTTCCGGCACTAATTCTTCAAACCGAATGACTTTACTCATTGTGTTCTCCAATCAATACCGCTCATTTGGCAAATGGTAAATGGATTATACGGATGGTTTGTATTCAGAAATGCGGCCGAAGCAATCGGATTTTCAATCGGATAATTGTAATTGCTTCTTAACCGATATTGCAACTTTGTGTCGAGTTCGCCCATCTTGGCGAGAATAGCGTTGGTCTGTGGCGTACTCAACGACGTCTTGTGCTTATAGGCCACAAGTTGCGCCGTGATGGTAATGCGTGTATCAAAGTCTCCGTCGTTGACAATGGTGATTTGTCCGTTGCTTGCCGTGGTAACATCAATCGACAAACTATCTTCGTTCAGAGGAAGAATTCTCGGACCGTTGTCATCACCATACGCATTTTGGTACATATCGGTCAGATAGGTACTCGTATTTGCGTATTTGATACGAATTCTATGTTCTCTCTTTTCATCAAAGCGAGCATACATAATATAACCGTCGCCCACAATAACGGCTGGGATATCAATCGTGACAGAATCACCGGCCGCAATCGAAACCTTACTGATATCCGAACCATAAGTTACATCAGCTGTATTATCTTCGCTTGTCTTTTCTTCGGCACAATACATTGTGGTCAGTTCGGACAACGGCTGTTTACCGCCAATCGCCGTAACGCTCGTACTCGATGCTAACAGCACTTTGCCAGTCGAGCCGGACGGTAACATATTTGCCGTGTCAAAGATGGCATACTGACTGCTTTGGTCGTAGACAACAACAGACTGCGTAGACTCATTCGGGAATTCGTTACTATTCGAAATGATTTGATTGCCGCCCTCTTCGATATTCACAAGCAACGCCGAACGAGCGAGCATATCGAAATCGGTGATATTGGATTGTCTAACAATCGTATAGGTCGATTCGTCTGCGTTCCGATACATAATCGTGGGCATGGCCGCATAACTCGTAAAGGAATCCGTGAGCGAAAGTTGCGTTTGCGGTGTGATATTGAATATGATATGGAAGTAAACCTTTGGTGTACTGTCGGCTGGCTTAACAACGCCATTGACAACCTTTTGGTTTGCATATTCCACTTCAATTTGTACCGTAGTTGCGCCTGCACCCAAGTCAGACCAATCTTCGTTGTCTATCTGTGCTTTGATAATACTGATTAACGAGTTCCAATATGTGCCGTCAGAACTCGGACCCCAAGTGCTACCGGTTGTTGTACCAGAGGCGATATTATTCGGATAGTCTTGCGAGCCGGTAAGCGTTCCGTATACTTGCGAAGCGGTAACAGAAACCTTGTTGCGCCAAGAAGCGTTGCCGTAATCTGTGCCGGTCGTTTCTGTTGTACTCGATGGAGACGTGGCCGATGTGGTTGCGCCGAACGACGGTTTGACATACATACCGGGGGCAAGTTGGAAGATTTCAGAGCCAATGCTTGCCATGGTGTAGCCACTCGGCTCGGTGATAGAAGCAATACCGTTACTGACGGTGCAGGTGATAGTCTTTGTATTGTTAGCGGACGCTTCATAGATATTCAAAATAGCGCCTGCGCCAACGACCGTATTGAGAACGTAGTCAGAGCCAACTTTATCGTAGAGATAGAACGCTTCGCCCTCTTCCAAGACACGGAAGTAAGTCCTCACTCCGTCTTTATCACGCAGTTTGTCGAATGTCATCGAATAGGTCGTCGTCATCGTGTTCGGAACAGTTGTGAAACTATTGGAAACAAACGAGTATGCCTCAATATCCTGTGTCAGCAGTTTCTTGACATCGCAACTGTCTTGCGACTTCAACGCAGTTAATCTGTCTCTGCTATAAGTGGCAGTCGTGGAAGCAATTACGGCGGCATTAAGCGATGGCGGGCAAACACCGCCTTCGTTGTTCAAGACAAGTGCTTGCTGGAACGAAAGATTATAGAGAACAATCGTTTTGGACGGACAAATAATCTTGCCACTCTTATAGATAGCGTAGGTATATCTATCGTTGTCGCTCGCACGATAATAGAAAGTAATATACTCGTTAGCGCCCAATTCGTAATTCTGATTCTCAGAAATAACAATAGACTTTACGGCGCTATCCGTATTGTAATAGCCAACATAAACATAGAAAGCATAGTTGGCAATCGTTTCAAACTCAGGCGTCAGAATTTGAATATATTCGTTGTCGCGAAGTTTGTACTCGCTTTTCAGCGTCAAAGTCAGAGATGGTTTGATATACGCCGCACCGTCAGAGATTTGCGACTTCTCATCTTGGAATTTGGGAGAGAACTTAAAGTTGGTATCATAAATGCTCGACTTGCCAGCCAAGACGGTTTTGGCATACACTTCTGTCTGTAATTGCCCTCTCAGTTTTCCTTTACCGCTCGCCGTTCCGATTTTCATATTGTCATCGTAAACGCCATAATTGTCGATTTCGGAACTGATTTTTTCTTCCTTGAACTCACCGAGAACTTCGGTTACGGCAACGCCGTTAGCATAAACCGTTGGGTCGTAATAGAAAGTAGGAATCTAATCGTACTTCCAATACGTCTTCTTATTACTATTCGTTCCGACAACTGTAATTTGATAATCGCTACCACCCCAGTTGACAGTCACAACGCCATTGGATAGCGTTACTTGAATTGGTGTGGATGGATAAACGTTGATAACGTTAGCGGAAGTTGATGTAGACAATTTTTCGATTGTAATTTGATATACAACAGAAACCGACTGATGCGAAGTATGGAATGTGTCTGTTGGCTTCGATAAGCATACCCAAGATGAACCTGTACGCTTCCCGCTCGTCACAGTCTCGTTCCAAGTATATTCTTCAGCATAAATAGCGGCAAATGGCTCGTCGTTCGTAATACCAGAAAGGTCATAAAGACGATTAGAAACCGATGTTGGCATTTCGTATGACTGTCCGACTTGGTTCCAAGCACTACCGTTGCAGTAATATAATGTGGCCGCCGTAGGAGAACCACCGACCGTCACGCCGTATTGTCCGTCTAAATCGGTCGATGCGGCAGGCAGAGAATCATACTGCTTAACGGCTATACAAGGCGTCCAATAAACAGCAGAGGCAGAGAAGTTGACATCGTCAAGTCCATAGATAGAAGCGCCGAGGATTCTTGTATCGGCCGCATAGATAATCTGCTGAACTTTATTGTAGGTAATCTTCTCGCCAAAGTCAATGGCGCGAGCATTCAGATTGTCAAGGAGCGCTTTATAGACCTTATTGCGGATTTCATTCTGTTGTTCCGTTGTTAATCTCTGACGGAACAGTAAGTCAATACTTAATGTATAGTAATCTTTCACCATCGAAATCGCATTACGATTCCGAATCGAGGTGAACTCGTTGCTGATAGAACGAGATTCGTAAATAAAATCGTCAACATTTTCCGGAATGGCCGCAGGCGTATCGGTCTGAGACGACTTCGCGTTGATGATGTCGAAGGTTTGCTTATAGTTGTTGGCGTAAAGGATATTCTTTGTCAGCGCGTCTTGGTCTTCTTCCGTGCCATCCTCAATGTCCTTATAGGTGAGACCATAGAACTTCAATTGCATTAACTGTAATGCAGTATCGCTCTTAATACCACCGTCTGTATCAATCATGACGAATGTTTGCACATCGTTTGTTTTATCGCAGACAAAGCAGTTTGAAACAAGGCCGTCAGCGAGATAAATCGCATTGGTATAATCGCGGAGCGTAACGAGCGTATCGCAAATATCAATATCCTTGAAATAATTCCGTCTCGCTTCGTCAATCGTCTCTGGGTCTTGGCCGTTTCCGATAGGGGAAATGTTGGCAATCGTCAGATGTTCGCTATCAACAAGCACCTCGGAATCGCTGGCAAACACCTTTGTCAATTTGCCTGCCGAAATATTGCCGTTGACACCATTGGAAAGGATATAGCGGATTTTCAGACCATTACCGATTTTATCAGGTAAGTCGTCAACAAAATGCAGATAGGGACGATTCGTCAGACTATCAACCTTGAACTCATAATAGCGACCGCCGTTGGGGTCAAGACTTGCCGACCAATTTTGGACATAAATGTTATCACACATTGTCCAAGTATTGACATCTTGCGTACTGTCATACGGCTCAACAATAATGCCGTTCTGTGCCACATTGAAGTCGTCAAGATAGATTTTGTTATCAACAAAACTTTCAATCGTGATACAGTCGGAGCCGTTGGCCGTCAATGTCTTAATACGACCTTCGATAACTTGAATATCCGTCTTTGTTGTATCGGCGGACAAAGTAAACTGACTGCCGAAAATCGTATATACAACAGCGCCGTCGTCCGACGACAACATCAGGTAAGGCGGAATCTCAATATCGGTATCTCCGCTATTTCTCATAACAACAGTACCGACAGCGGAGCGATACCACTTCATATTGTACACTGGAGAGAAAAGACGCCTTGCGGTAGATTCCACTTGCACGGTATCTGGCATATTTTCAAGCGCGTTTTTGTCGCTGTTAAAACTTAATTTATCAACCGCAGACGCAATCGCCTTAATCAGCACAACACCGGGGTCGGATTCATTTCCCTCTCCGTCAATGAGCCATTTGTTATTTAATTTGCCAATCGTATCAACCAACTCTTCATAAGCGCCTTGAAAGTCTTTGAAGATATAGGTGTCATTGGATGTGATATTATCAATAGCCATTATTGAACCTCTTCGCTATCTACATCGGTAAGATTGATTTCTAATACATTGGGCGAAGCGTTAATGTCGTTCAACCCTCGGATTTGGCACTTAACAGTCGTTCCGTCAGCATAAACAGAAATATCTTTATGCTGAACTTTCACTTGCGGCATGAATGTCGCAATCGCCACATGAATATCGTCTATCAGGATATCCTTCAAAGCAGAATTGTTCTTTTCGTATAACATCCGTTTGAGATTGTCTCCGAAATAGGGGTCGCAGAACAACTCTCGCTTTTCCGATGTCAGCAATAATTTTAAGTTTTGTATAGTGGCTTCTCGGTCGCTTACGGTGTTCGTCCGACCTACGCCAAACATCTTCGGAAATGCTATGCTTTCCACGATTTTACCTCTGAAAGTGTATTTTGAATCAACTAAATTATACAAGAAACAAGAGCGCTCCCAATGAAAGGAACGCTCTTATCTTAGATGGCCGAAACCTTATAAATCAATCTGATACCGTCGCTAATGTCGGCATTTAACCGCTTCAAAGCATTTGGTAGTGTCATCGAAACGCCATAGTAATTATCTCTGCTGATTTTAGTGGGACAAGGGTCTAATACTGTCACATCGTCTACGGAATACTGACCTGTATGTTGTTGCGAATAAGCAATAGCAAGAAGATAATGTCCTAATTTTCGTTTGGACGAGCAAACATAAATAATATCGCACTTCGTTGGACTTACCGCCGTTGAACCGCTCAAATCAGACTGCAACTTCTTTAAGGCAACAACTTGCGATTTGCAGAAATCTTCTTGCGCCAATAAGTCGTCACGACCGCCGGAACTGTAGTTGCCAGTTCCTTGATTATAGACAATCGATGTATCCGCAGGCACATAAAACTCACCGAGAGATGCGGTAGAAGTGCTTAATGTCTGATAGGAATTATTGCCCTTTGTCCACGGATAAGTTCTCTATGCGTCGTAATGAACGCCGCCATTGTTCACGCTGATTCCGATTTGTCTCATCTAATACCAGCGAGCCAATGTCGGACCATTCGGAGAGCCATATTTGTCAACAGTATTTGGATTCCAAGAGAAAGTACCAAGCCGATACATTTCGTCGAGCGTGTGCGTTTTTGAAGTCAGAATTTTCGCCGCGCCAGCGCAACAGCAAACGGCACATCCATAATTAAAAACAGATTTGCCGTAATTAACATATTGTGCCTATGTCGGACGAACGGCCGTCTATTTGAATGTTTTTTCGTCGTAATACCCTTTCCATAATTGCGAAGGGATAATAGAATTAGCGGAATAGGTAATATCAGAAGCGTTTTCAAAATCGGTGGTTATTTCCGTCGTCTGCGACGTTGATACAAAATATCGAATATCTTCATACGACATTACGCCACCGTAACCTTTCCGCCCTCAATTTTCAAAAGACCGTATGGGTTGAAGAAAATGTAATCATAATAAGGATTATCATATTGACTATCGTCGGCCGTACTTTGAGAAATTAAGGAGCGTTCCAATAATTGCCAATATATGAGAGAACCTTGTGGTGACAATGTGACGGCCACAATAAAGGCGTCTCTCGGAATGGACTGAATGACAGAAAGCGGAATTTGTTGCGGAGAACCACTATAGACATCGTATTCCGTCAAGTCTAACGGATAGACTTGCATATTGTTTGCGAAATAAGGCGCTAAATCGACATTCAAACCCTTTAAGCAATTCAGCGATTCCGCTTCCACATCGCCAATCTTCGTATCGTGCGGCAGTTTGGCTTGTTGCGTTACTTCAAGTTCTTCGGCGATATAGGAAGTTTTGGTATTCTATTCTATGTTAAGAAACCCAACAATAACAGGTTCTTCCCACCGTGTGTTCTCAAAGTTTACCCACACCACATCGCCGGTAGCCAACTTATAGTTGACATTTGGCATTTGGCAGATGGTGGCGTTTGGCAAATCCTCGGTTGGCGTAGAATCTACCTAATCTTTCAAACCGTTCAGAAAAGGGATACGCACTTTGATATTGTCTCTATCAACAACGCTTTCAATAATGCCTTTTACAATCATTGTTTGCTCACCATATCTTCGTCGCCTGCTACGCGCAGTAATTCAAGCGTTGTGCGATACCCTTGCTATCCAATCGTGTCTGTTTGCTTGGTAATGATATAAATACCACTTGCAATATATTTCTATCCGTAGAACCAACTGTTAATTTTGACATATTGCATTAACGAAGTCGGTCGTAATAATCCCTTAATTTCAAGCACGGCTTTAATGGGAAATTCGGTAACGGAAGTCCACCAACGCTGATGTTCGCTTTCGACAATGCCCTTATCTACATTTTGCACAAATCTATTTGTGCTATAAGGCACTATATTGCCATTATTGTCAATAAGATAACTATTGTTGGACGTTATATTCTTCTGCTGATAATCATATAGGATTGTCCAAGCGTCGTTATTGTTAGTCTGAAAGCCAGTAACGAATGTCGATGATGGATAACCGACATCGACTTCAAAGGCATTATTTCTATGGTTGCGGCTGATTTTGGAAGT